TTCTTGAAAACAGCAATCTTTCGACTGGATTTGTTAGGTTTCCGGTAGATGTATCCATGTGTGGTGTACCACGAGTTGAATCGCTTTCAAATCTCATAAATTTCATTGCAGTATTATCTGCGTGAGAAAAATTGAATGGGTCATCAACCCAAATCCTACCACTTCCGCTACTATCAGAAATAGCCACTACTCGTCTAATTTCTTGTTTTATAGCCCTACTAAGGATAGAATTAGCACCATTAGTAGGCCATGTACCGTCACTTTGAGTTTCTCTGTTTACCTTGATGTCTGTTGTAGCAGTATCATTGATGATTACGTAATCCCCAACGTCAATGTCTACGCTGTTTATTGCCGGTGCAGCAGAGCCACCGTCATAGGTAAAAGAAGAATCTCCAGCAGAAATAATACCATCTGTTACGAAAGTTGCACCACCTGTATTACCTAAAGTATCACCAGTAGCATAAGTTACCTCATGTCCAAGGCAGTAATATAACCATCTAGCGTTATGGATATTACACTCAAAAGAGCCATTTGTGTTGAGGAAACGACCCGGCACTTGGACCGCAACATCTCTTCCTAGTCCAACGACATGAAATCGCTTCAAATCTACTTTAGTTTCAGGCAAAGTTACGGTATTCACCAAACCTACAAATTGGTCTGTAAGGACTCTTTCTTTACTCGATAAGGCATTATCTCCATCACAAGTCATGGTTGCATCCATAGAGGGTGTGGCGAAAGGAAGAATTCGCATTACTTCGGCTGCTAAAGAAGAATCTATGTCACTTGAACTATGGTCGGTTTTCAAAGCGGGAGTAATTGTTAATTCTGTTACATCTGAAGCGGTTACAGCGTGTTTTACTATGGTAAAAGTTCGACCTGCTTTGGCATAATCGTCATTTATATCGAAATTACCTCCTGCTAAATTAGTAAAAATAACCCTAGAACCTACTAGCATACCTACTGGATAATGAAGAAGCCCAGCATGAACTGGAGTATCATCAGCCCCTCCACTAAAAGTAATCACACTAGTATCCTTGACTAAATCTCTAGCACCACTTTTAGCAGTGAATTTGAAAGAACCAGCATAACCATGTGGCAAATCCATACCACTTTCATGTCCGAAAGTGACTTCTGTAAGGTCTCCCTTGTACACAGTTGACGGCGGCATGGTTCTCTCTCACCTCATGGGATTAGTTCTGCAAAGATAACTACTTCGACTTGGAACGTGGTTCTGAATAGAAATTTAGTTCTATCAGACAAGTCGGTACGAGTTTTGTAAACCAACCTATCCATATTCACACCATCACCTTTTCTCTTGAGGTGTATTATTCTTCTGATTTCATTTTCCATCAGTTGCTGTTGTTTTCGACTCTTCATTGTTCTAGCATCTAATGTGATATTTATACGAGTTGTAACGAAATCGTACAATAATTCAGGAGTTTCTTCGTTGTGTGCCGTTTCAAACACCATAACGTAATCGTGCTTTTTCATATCAATACGCTTACCACGCTCAGGACTTGTATCAGCCATATCAATAATAATCGGCTTGATGCCGTTAGTATTACCTCTATTCCAGTTGTCTTGTAACAACTTGATGACTAAATCAATTCCTTCTAGGAACGTTGCGACCACTTCGCTCTACCTCCTTTAGATGATATCGAACATCAGGTACGATTACTCCGCCTCGATATTCTACGTGATTTCGATGTAATTCAGGGCTTTCAGTAAGCATTCTCTTATCTACAAACCCATTAATAAGTTCAACATACTCTTCGTCTACTGGATTTCCAAAATTATCTTCTATTTCACCAGTAGGAGTCTCTCTAATTTGTGCAAGAGCCATCTCTTCTCTTTTGATTCGGTCTCTGTAATCGGGATTTTCTCGCTTAAACGCAGACTGTAAATCGTTTTGCATTTCTTTATCTTTAGCAAAAGCCTTTACGACTTGCTCAAGAAATATTTTAGTTTCAGCAGAAGGCTTACTCAAAGGCTACCACCTCAATATATCGGGGTAGCGTTGCATCAATATCTTGGCGATAAAGTTGAATTTTAGACGATAAATCCACATTTTGTGTGCCTTCGGGTATCAAAACACTTCTATCATCGTTCATCAATAAATCAATAGCAACCATCTTTGTACAAACATCTTCAATGGCTTTTTCTAGATATCTTTCCCCATAAATGTATGAAACTTTTACAGCGTTCCACTCAAAGAAAGGATAGGAATTGTTGAAGTAAATAATACCCATTTCGTTATCAATCCACCAATCTCTTAGTCTTCCTTTATCCCCACTGGCACTTCCTCCTTGCAAATCAATAGCAAGACGATGCTGTTTTAATGAAGTACCAGCAGAGGCGAGGGTAGTTAGTGGTGTTCCGCTAACATTTGTACACCCAGTAAAAGTTGTAGATGTTTTACCAGTATATGCAAGAACTTCATTTCCTACCATAATCAGACCAGCGTTCACGAATCCTTCAGTAGAATCAACTGTAACAGTTGTGGAAACAACAGAAACACTGGTAGTAGTTTCTTCATGAGTTTGAGATATTGTAATTGCAGAGGTGTCTGTACACGCTATTGTGCTAGTTTCGCCACCAACAGTATCCCTCATACTACTAATTTTAACAATACCAGTACCATAGTCAGCATTTGCAGTTGCTAAAAATTCATTGTGAACCGCAACATTAGATGTACTTCCCGGTAGGGTAAAAGCAGGAGCAAACTCAATTGCATCTCTTGAAACACGGTCTTCTTTATTGATTAAATCAGCAAGAGCCTGTGCTGTTGAAACCTTATCAAAATCTGCTCTCCATGTAGAAGAAGTTGTACCAACAGAAAGAGTAACGTAACTTCCACCAGCACTCAGATAGACTGAATCACCACTTAGAGCAGTGTAATCTGCAATTTCCACTCTTGCTTCAGCAGCGCCAATTTCACGATAGTCATCACCCTGCCACAATTCTATACGCAACATTTGTTGAATATTCCTGAATAATAGGGGGGTTGTACCCACATAATCGGTATAATATCGCCTTCTATACGGCTTATATGTGTCGAAATTGATATATTCGGCTGTAACTAGATTCGGTCTCCAAGAATTATGTGTGATGTTATCTATCCTATCTTGTGCCCTTTTAATCAGGTCTTCGACCTTACTTTTCTTGACTCCTCTTGTTCTTCCATTAGTAAAAGAGGCTTGATTCTGAACGTAAGTATTGTCAGCCGATTGATAATCAGCGGCAGTTATACTTGAAGTGAAATTTAATTTTACACCATTTACAGATGTAGTAATAGATGAAATTGTGCGGTCAATCCCTAATGGGTCTGCGTCTGAATAAATTAGAATGGTATCTCCAACTGACCAACCACAGTTTCGATAATCCGACCCGGTGATATATACACCGTCTGAATCGCTGTCTGCTGCAACTGCTACTGCTTCTTGAGGTCCAATCTCAAGTAAGTCTGCTACCTTTTGAGCGGTTGTATAGACGATAGCATCAGGGTCTAAGGGGCGTGTTTCAGCCTCACCCGGACTGAACACTTGTGGCATTACTCTCTAGCCTCCTCACTTCTCTCTGCTAAATTGTATTCCATAGGCTTTTCACACGCACCGCAATTTTCTCGGTACATGAAATGCAAGAAGCCGCAGTAGCGACAACGAGTACCACATCCTATGTTTAGGATATCGCCAATGTTCTTATTTCGTTGTCGCTGCTGCGAAACCACTCCTGCTAGTGGTTTTTCCGTGTTGAAAACCGAACCCTCTCCGATAGATGATGACAAGCGAACATTCTGCTTTTGTGCCGTTTCTAAGTCATCTATCTCAAGTGTTCGGAGTTCAAATCCCATGTAGTGTCGCCTCCCCTCATCAGGAAGTGTGCGTTACTACAATGAAAACATTACCCAAAACAACTACTGGTTCAGCACCGACTAGCGTTCCCGTAGGAAGAGCCGATGTTAAATCACTGTTGAGTGTGGTCAAGTCCGAGAATTCTTTCGGACTATATGGACCAAGAACTGTAACGCCTCGTGCCACGCTTAATCACCGCCTCAGTTGCGGCGACCAAATGCGTACCATGTGCCGTCTTGTCCTGCCACTGATTGCACTACTAGTGTGCTACCGTTGATTAGGGCAAAAACCCCGTCAGCGCCAGCGCCACTTCCAGCAGTTCCACTTCCAGCGTTAGCACCACATCCGATGATTCCTGATAGATAGGCGGAAAGGTCAATGTTTCCTCCTGTATCAGTACCACCGTTAGTGAATGTGCCAGTCACCATAAGTAGGTCTCCTATATAGTGCGGTCTTGTGTCAATTGTACTTGCAAATGCCATTTATTATCACTCCGTAATTGTTTCAGTTGTTTCTTCAGTTGCTGTTTCTTCAACCACTGGCTCTTCGACTACAACCTCTTCCTCAACCACTGGGGGTTCAGGCTCAGGCTCAGGCTCAGGCGCTGGTGGATTGATTACTTCATCAACCATAGTTAGTAGTGTTCCTTTTGTTCGATACGAACCGGATAGGTCAACACCGTTATCGGTTAGCCAAGCAGAGATAGCGCCCCTTCTCCATGAAGAATCAGGGATACCATCGTTGCCTTCGTCCACATGAGGTGCTTCATCCCCATCAAGGGTGAAGTAAGGAAGTACGAGGTATCGGCGGAATTCATCCACCCATTCCTGCGATACTTCCCGTACTTCACCACGAGAAAAGTCCGGCGTGTACGCATCGGGACTCCTTCGGTAGAAGGAAGGGCCGTTATATCGTACAGTCGGCATAGGTAGTCACCTCAGTTGTACAGTACCAATAGGCTGTGTGCTTCGGCTGCACCAGTGATGGTAATAGTCTTGTCACTCACTGCGATTTTGAGTGCTGCTTGACTACCATCAGTCTGATTTCCAGTTGCTAGAAGAACGCTTGATACTCCACCGGCAAGAACTACTGTTCCTGCACCTGTAGTAGTAATTAGCGCCATCTTTGGTGCTGCATCGTATCCGTTTGCTCCATCGCTGTTAGAAGCGTTGAATGTACCCGGACCACCGCCCGGATAGGCTACGTTTGCTGCCCCGTCTAGCCACTCAGTAGTATCATGAGAACCTGCTCTTAGTTCCCATGCTCCGACTAATGTTGGTGTTGCTGTTCCGCTTACTGTTAATTCACTTGCCATACTTAATCACCTCACTGCAAATCCCTGACGCTTCCATGCGCCCCAAAGAACGTTGTCCAAACCTCACCCATAGTTCGGTATAGACCTTCCTGACCGAGACGGTTGATGGCGAATGGGTCGCCAGTTTCAATTCCACTCTCGTAATATTGGGTTGGGATTGCTGTACTGAAATATACATAATCTGTGTCTAGGAAATACATCCTGCTGATTCCGTCCTTGGTTACATCCTTGGATGGAATGATTGGAACTCCGTTGTAGGTTGCTACAATGAATCCAGCCTCGATACCGGGTACACCCTTTACACCGTTGTAGGTTGGGGTGACTCTCTTTTCTTCCATAAAGCGCTGTTGGCTTTGTAGGAGTTGCTGAAGACGCATTAGAGTGTCATATCCAGTTAGGATGACCTTCGGGTTGCCTCCTCGCTCCCATATGTTTTGGAACAAAGTGTCAAGTTGGTCAAGACTTAGGTTTCTGTTAGTGCTTGAAGCATCTGCGTTGTCTTCAGCGAAAGCCCAAGTGTTTGAACTTCGGTCAATCGAGTAGATATCTTCGTCACCAGCATCGTAGTGAACACTGGCAGCCATCTGATTGTTTCCAACAGTGATTCTGTCTAGAGACTCAAAGTTGTTACCTGCAACAGTTGATGCATCAGTTAGAAGCATCTTGTTGACCATCTCAGCGTGGTGCTTACCCATTTCTTCCTTCATGACTGAGCGAATGTCGCCTAGTCCGTCATCCTTGTCAGCAAGGAAAATTGCTGTCTCGGACATATCGAAGGTGTGAGCGATGGTCTTCGGTTTTGCTGCTACGTGCTGGAAAGTTGGCTTTACAGTCTCAGGTAGTGTTGCGTTTTCTGCAACTCCACCGTGAAGTGCGCCACCGTTTGGCTTTCCAGTGATAACTCTCCAACCGGACCTGTCCCAAGGCCTCTTTGGTAGAATGCTGAATGCGTTGAACTCTTGGTTCAACTGCGACCATACCTTGCGTCCGTAGATTGCTTGGTATGTTCCAGCGGTTGTGGATAGCATCGGGCTGTCAGCCTTCAGCAACTCGCTACCGGAGTAGGAGTATCCCATTGCGTTCCCAGCACCATAGTAATAGCGCTCCATGTCAGTTATTGTGCGTACGTAATCTCTTGCCATTCATAATCACCTTCCTATTCAGACACTCCTAAATGCGCTGTTTGCGAGGTTATGTACCTCATCCCAAGACATATTTCCAAGGTCTTCAGTGGATGGAATGTCAATTGCTGGAACGGAGGTCTCGCTCTTTGCGATTGTTGTTCCACTTTCAGCAGAAGCAGTTATAGCATCAATTCGCTCTCCTAGAGCGCTGATAGCCTTTGAAATCTCATTTAGAGGTCCACGAGCATCAAACTCAAGAACTTCACTCTTGGTGATTTCTGCTTGCCTTTCTGAAGCATATCGGTCTGCAAATTGTGCTTCTAGAGAGGAGCGTAGTTCAGTCTCAGCCATTGCAGCCTTGTAGACTTCATATGCAGCCTCTACATCAGCAGTGCCTACCATGTCAGGAGTTAGGAAATCGCCCTTCTCCACTTTTCCGCTTCCGGTAGTCTTACCGAGAGCATTAGTGGATGGCTTTCCGCCTTCCTGAGCACGACCCCTTACCTGTCCGGCAAAGTAGTCAGCACCGTCACCGATTGCTTCAGGCGTTGAACCAAGGTTTGCCTTTTCTAGACCATCGAAGTGTGCTCTTGCACCCTCAATGTCTACTCCAGCAGACTTTAGAGTTCCTTCCATCCAGTCGAGGTACTCAGATGTTATTACATCCGAATACTCGTCTGACTTCTTGGACTCATCCTTGGACTCAGCATCTTCAGCATCGTCTTTCTCATCCTCGTCTTTGCCCTTCTTGTCAGCCATGTGTTCTTTCAAACCCGGAGGCATTTCGCCCTTTTCCATAGCATCAAGACGACCCTCAAGACGGGATAACACGTCAGTCATCTGTGTCATCATATCATTTTCGTCAGTCATTTTACTTACTTCCTTATTTTCTATATCGTGTTTTAGTATGCGAAAAGTGGCTTCAGGATTGATGCCACGCTCACAAATCGTGATTTCATGCAGTTCCAGTTTGCTGATTTCTTGGTAATCACCATGCTCAGCATCGGACTTTCGGACACGCTTGAAAGCCTGACCTCCAATACTAAAACCACGAAGAGACCCCTTACGAATTTCTGCGGCGACTTCTTTCGCCTTTTCTATATCATCACGAAGTGCGACCACAACGAACATTCCGACATCATCTACTTCGGACTTCCATAGTCTGCCTTCACTGTCGGTGTAAGAAGGGATAACTTCACCGACTTGGATATTTGAGTGTGCTAGTTGGACGTTTCTGTATTTTTCATCGCCCATGTACTTTGCAAAAGCGTCTTTCAAAGCATCTTTAGTGATTTTATCACCTTGCTTGTCAACGACTTCTACGCTTGCATAACCCGCTACAACGAGGTCTCCACCCTTCAATAGATGGATAGACTTCTCACCCGAACTCCTAAGCGGGGCTGAAAGCATAATTAAAACAACTTTAATTCTTACTATTTATATGCAACGGATTAAGACAACTTTTGTTTTTTCTCTTTCAATCGCTTTCTTTCTGCTTCAGGATATGGTTCTTCAGGGTCTTCAGTAGACCGTTCTCGCATATCCCAATCAGGTACTGTCTGTTCAGAATTCAAAGTAGTCGGACCTCTAGGTGAAGAATTGGGTGTACCTACATCTATACCCATACCTTTAGCACCAGTTGTGTTGAACATTTGCTCTTTTTCTATCAAATCCATAGCCCTTTCCATAACTTCTAAGGCTTTCTGCATTTTAGGCTTTAACAGTCTAGAATCGTCTTTAGGCTTCAAAATTCCAGCACTTTGTTCTTCTGAAATCTTTTTTCGATGTTCTGTTTCTTCTTCAGAAGGAATTGCCTCTTCAGTTTCTATGGGTAATTTTTCGACCTTTCCTTTCAACATCAAACTAGCAACTTGTCCCCAGTATGGTTTGAGACTTTCACTTAATTCAATACTGTAATCGCCTAAACCAACATCAGATAGAACAGTTGTAGGATTATCTACCCAATACCCAAGAGATGATTTGTTTAAGGTGTAATATACTTCATCTTGTGGAAGTGTAATCTTTAGTTTATCATCTTCAATATCTATGTCGTGTGGTACATGGATTGGCGGTAATGCTTTTGCAATGATAGACAAAGTTTCCATCGAAACCCCGCCTTCTCCCTCACCTTCTCCTACTAAACGGCTTATTTGAACATCGTAAACATCTCTTTCATATCTAGAAACTCGGCTAACTCCACTGAATCTAACTCTAACAACATCTCCTTCTTCAAACGGCTTATTGCTAGTCACAGTCCCAACATCAACAAATGTTTCTCCTTCTCGCTCAACTGCTCTATTTCCTAGACCTTCTGAATCTATTACAGGGCCAGCACCTAATCTGTAAGTGTAAGGATTATTCCCTCTTCTATCTAAAACAACTAGGTTCATATCCTTATTACGCCTCAACAAAACCCACTTTGGATGTCTTTTCTCACCACGCATATAGGTACTCTTACCATCTTTCAAAATCACAGCAGGATGTTCTTTGAGTAGCGTTTCTACTGCATCTTTCAATCCTTCATCGTCTGTAAATCTAGTATCATGAGGACCAGCAATTAACACTTTTTCGTGACTATCAAATTGGCCTCTTAGAATTTTAAAACGCTCTCTAACAGTCATTTCCATAACATCTGAACCATCATAATGAAGGATATCGCTAATGTGTAAATTTTCTTTTGTTAGTACACCATCTAATGTACAATCTCTCTCACCTAGATTTTTGACTCCATTTCTAGCCCAATCAGGAATTGCAGTTCTTGTGCCGCTTTCATCATAAGCAGTAACCCTATTTCCTTTCTTTGTAAGTATCAATCTTTTACCTTCGTAATACTTAGAAATAGCCCAAGACCCAGTGAATCCTCTTAATTCCTGTAACTGTTTTAATTTGAAAATCCTATGCATTGGTCTAATTGGGGGTATCCAACTCGGTTCTTTATCACCTTTCAGCAAAGAGTCAGGATTCAGTAATGCTACTGCGTATTCAGCAGGTTCACTTGCAAATTTCAAAGGGTTTTGGGTATTAGCACCTTCATCTAACATAGACATATTAGACTGACCTAAACCGGTTCTAGGCGTTTCGACATTACTAAGAGGCTGCGGAAGCGGTTCCCCTTCAGTTAAAGCATATTGAGTACCATAATCTGCCCCAAAAACGGCAGTTACATGGCTAGGGTTTGCTAGTCTAAGTGATTCAGTTTGATTTGTAGAATGGAAAGTAGGAGTTCCTGTTTCAAAAGAAAAACGCCCTTGAGGAGTTACACTTACTCCACTTTTATGTGAAGCGCCGTAGATATTAGTAACCTTAGCACCTTCTTCATTAAATGGAGTAACTGGTTGAATTACACTACCTTTGGCTCTTTGTCTTTCAGTTACATGGTCATCAGGTAACTGTGTCCCATCATAAAGAAATAAACCTCTAGAAGCATGAATAACATCACTATGTGGATGTTTTTGAGCGTATCTGTGACCTAAAGTACTAGTGAAAGGTGTATTTCCGTCTTCATTCATATCTGCTTCAATTAATGATAACCCATGTTCACCAAAACCAGCAGTATCTTTGATATCAATAACTTTCTTTAAATTACTCTTTGGTGTTGATGTTCTGTATTCAAATGGTGTTGCTTCATCTATTAGAGTGATAAGTTCTCCTACTTTTCCTTGAACAGCGGAAATCATTTCATCTAAATTATTAACATCAACATCTAGTCCTAATTCCTCTACTTTCCTAGCAATCTTTCTTTTTGCTAATTCAGGATTTCTTTCTTTAGTGCTTTGAATTGATGTAAGCAACCCAATTAAGCCTTGCATCTCTCTTTCAGTTGGTTTTAATTTTTCTAATGCTAAATACTCAGGGTTTTCGCCTATTATTTTTGGTCGGAGTTTTTCTTTTTCCACACCAACATTAACTTTTTCTGTAGGGTGTTCGATGTATCTTATTTTATCCATTGCCGATAATTTATCTTTTATCGTTGTATATTTTTTATGTTGACCATGATTATCATAAATTTCAGAATCATAATCTTCTTCAATCCCTGACGCTTCATGGACTATATTCTTTACAGATTGAATAAATCTCTCTTCACCATCAGGGATTGTTGAAAGTGTTTTATTCAAATGTTCTCTATGCTCAGAATCATTTGGAAAACCTAAATTTTCAATAATATCAGAAATAGGGGTCTTGTTAGTTACTACGAAACCATCTCGCATTTTTTGTGATAAACCTCTTACATTTTCATGAACAGGTAAAGAAGTAGTTTCTAGCCCGAAATCTCTAGTAGTGGGTGAAAGACCCTCAACACCCTCATAATAATCACTGGGTAAACGATGTAAGGCTAAATTAGCATCAGCGAACAAAGCAGCCATATTTTGTTTGAATTTAGGATTATCTACACTCAAATAATCGGGTGGTAAAAATTCAGCAAGATGTTTTACCATATTGATAATAGTTGATGTATCATAATCTAATTTATCTTTGAACGGACCTGACCTTTTATCTCTACTTTCTATTATATCTTCTAATTTAGCCTTATGGTCATCATTTATTCTTGACATAATGTGTGCTTCATGTGCACCGTTTCTGTATGAAACACTATCTTTGTATATTTGCTCCTCAAATACCTTAGAATAAATTTCTTCAGCCCTTCTCATTTCACCAGTGTCATGGTCAATAACTAACTTATCAGGGTCTAAAGTTTCAGGTAAACTCACTGATATTTGCCCACCATACGGTTGTCTGCTATCTTTGTGTTTACTATTCAACCAATCGTTCACCATATGAGCAGCGGTACTTTTTCCAAACTTTTCAAATGCTTCTTGAGGTGTAAGGCCACTTAAAGCATTAATAAAATTAGGATGAGTTGACTCTGTTAAATTTGTATTTTGAAGTCTTTTTGACGTACTTAACTGTCTTTTAGGGTGTTGAAGAGAGTGTAATGAAAGTTCAGAAGATTCAGGATGTGGGTGAATTAAGAAGCCAAATAACCCTTCCAATCCGTCTTTTACTGAAAATCTAGTTCCATCTATATTAGCAAATAACCCCTCTTCTGTCCCATACGCCGGGTCACTCACCATAGTTGGACCAAGTAAAGATTCAGCGAGAATATGCCTATCTATTCCAGCAGCCGGTCCTAAAAATGGAGTGGCGAAATCATTAGCAGGATAAACACCACCTAATTCTCTAACAGCATCCTGTATTTCAGGTGGTAAAGTGTGTAATTCTTTGTGGGGCTTATTACTACTAAAGAAATTAAAACCATCCTCTAGTGGCCCTCTTTGAGCGCCTAGTTTTTGGAAATTTTCAATATTATCAAGAATTGATTTCATGTGCCTAGCATCTATCATTGGCCCACTATGATTTGGATAATGATGTTCACCAACATCAATTTCATGTCCATTTTTATCATATCCTAATGAATACAAAAGAGATTCCTTGCTATGTTCTTTTTTCACAGACTCTTTTTCTTTTAATGTTGAAAACAAAGAGTCATCAAAATTTTCACCTAAATCTCTTTTTAATTTGGCAAAATCACTCTTTGTAAGTTTAGGGATATGATTCAAACTTCCTGTAAATTCTTCATCTAATCCTAAAGCGTCATGGATATTTTCTATAGCCTTTTCAACTAGAGGTGTAGTATTTTTTCCTTCTTGGAAAGATAAGTTTCCTTCATTATCAATATGTGCCGATTGTAAAGCGCCTAATAATGAATAAGAATCTTGGAAAGTTTCGGTTTCTAAAGTATGTAGATTAGGTTTCACATTATTTGGTCCCGAATGAATTGTTGAATTTTCAATGTGACCTAGCATATTCGTTGCTCTCATACGCATATTTCGCTTTAGTCTACCCATAGGTAACTCAAAGTTATCATCAAATTTTACAAATTGGTCTTTAGAATCTGATGTTTTATCAATAAGATGTTCAAACACTTTAGTTCGCTCTTCAGGGCTTAACCATTCCAAACCCATATACCATGCTAAATCAGATAAATAAGATGGATGAGAAATATCTTTTGGTGTTTCAGCACCATAATATTCTTCCAACTCTTTATCGCTAATTTTATCATAAACAGGCGCTACTTTTTCAGTTTGCCATCCCTCCATTCTATCCTCAAAATGACGTTTTCTTAAATCAAAATCGCTAGATAAACCATCGTCATTTCCCTCTTTCCATCTCTCAAAATCTCTTTGATACATATCTTCTTCATGGGAAAGTGTATTTGGCGATTTTCCTGTATGTAATGAACCTAAAAATGGAACTTTACCGCTACTAAGTTTGTTTGTGCTTGCTTTTGTATGTGGTGTATTTTTATCGAGCCAAGACTCTACAGCGGTTTCAAAACTTTTTACTTTTGATGCACGATTAGGCTCTCCTTCTACTGGTGGTAAAAACCTCTTTGCAAGAATATGATATTTCCAAGGTAAACCACTAGATGGCTCAATTTTATTCAAAGGATTGTGTTTTCTATCTAAAGGGTGTGAATCCCCAAAATGCCTTGACGAATCTGCTTGAACTTCAAATGGGTAACCGTGAGAACGAGTGAGTCTATGTTTTATGTGCTCTTCCCTATTCTTTGATGGTAATTCCTTCTCAACTTGAGAAACTATTCTTTTGTTCCAGTGACTTGAAGGTGAACCCTTTCTTTTTGAAGCGTGGCCTTGGTGACGGGCAGACCTAAGTTCTCTTTTCTGCTGTCTAGTTAATTTAGTCTTAGTAAAACCACTCTCGTTTTTAATTATGCTGTCGGCTAAAAAATCGCAAACATCTTCTTTCCAAGTCTTTTCTAATTCAAACCCATGAGCGTCTAAATTAGCCTTGGCAAAAGTGTATTCCACTAAGGAAGATTCTATGTCAGTGAAGTCATTAATGGAAGCAATAAGATTATCTCTTGCTCTCACGAATGTATCGGCAGCATCTTCA